TATAACAGCCTTGCCTTCATTGATAACATGCAATGCTTGCTCTGACCATATATCGGAACTTTGAATAACGGTAATATTATATTTTTCTGCTAAACTGGTCATGCGGTTAAGAAGATTACCAAGATAGCCAGTAATCCAGTCCCAGATGACGACCCCGACTACGACCCCGAAATAGCCAAACAAAACCTCGAGAAATTAAGGGAGATGAAGAAAAATGTACTCGGAATCTGATATTACAAGGGCCGCAGGATTAGCCAAGTGGCTCATTGAGAAGAAGAATACCAAGTCTAGCGCGGCATACTTAATCGCTTGCCGTAAATATAACTTGCCACCAGTTACAGGTAGGGAGCTGGTACGAAAGGAATACCAGAAGATTAAAGGGATAGACCCAAACCAAATAAGTCTATTGCAATAACTACATCATTATGGTATACTACTAGATATGACCTGGAAGCCCCCAAGCTATACCTTAACCCCTAAAGAGAGAACCCTGATCAATAACTTTGGAGAGAAACCCAAGCGAGAGAAGAGAAGCTGGGAACTCCCCTCACTCAAACCCAAGAAGTATTATCCTCGACGCAAAAAGATTATCATTACAGAACAAATGAACGAAGAATTTAACAAGGAATGGGAACAAGCCAAGAAGACTTGGGAGTGGCACAACAACAACCTAGCAGTTAATCAATCAATAGGAGACACCCATGACACCAACTAACGCTAAGTGGGAGGAGGAGTTTTCTAAGAAGTTTGTTCACAAGGGAGAAGTGGGAGGAAGTTTTGAGGTGGCTGGGGAAGATGCAGAAGAAATAAAATCATTTATACGTAAGGCACTCCTAGAACGGGAGAGAGAGTTGATTAGAGTTGTAGAAAAATGGATAGAGGAAAGCGGAAATCCTCCAGAAGATAAATTCTATGGAATAGGTGAAGCTGAGGTGGCTTATCGTGGCTACTGTCACATTATAGGAAATCAAATATTAGAGGCTCTCAAAGCCCAATCACTACTGAGGGACAAATGAGTATGACAGATAAAGCAACTATAGACTCACAACTTAAAAACAAAATCATTCTCGTATGGAACGAGATAATAGTCGCTGCACAAACCACTAACGGAGAAGATAATAAACTACCCCAAGCATATGAAAAATTCAAATCCCTCCTCCTAGAAGTAGTGAGAGAGGTGCACGAGGACTACAAAGAAGCACAAGATGACCACAACAGGCTAGTTAGAGAGCTTGATGTGTTGATGAACGGAGACGGAGCGGCGAAACAAGCAAGTTTATGCGACATCGTAGCACAGTTTCCTAAATGGAAATTAGAGCAACTCGAGAAAGTGAGGGGATTGTGAGGGTGATATAATATACTCATGCCAAAGGTAAAACCTAGCGCAATAATTACCGCAGATTTCCCGCAAAGTGTCGCACAGTTTAATCCCACAGCCTCAATGAAAGTTTGGCTTGATACAGCAATAAATTTAGCAACAGATTCACCAGCAGAAATAGCAGAAGAGAGTAACCTCAGTAGACAGGGATGGTACAAATGGCTTGATATACCAGGCTTTGAGGATTGGTACTTCGAAAATTACAGACAAAAGCGCAGACGTTGGCTACCAAAATTAGATAAGATTGGTATGGAAAACGCCCAGAACGGCAAATATGATTTCTGGAAGGATATGAATAAGAAGGCGGGGGAGATTTTAGATGGAGTTTCCACCAATGTTCAGGTCAACGTGTTAAACCAAATCAAGAGCGACAAGGATAAGTATGGGATATAGCCCCGGATACCGACAGTTTATTGAGGACAGGTTATCAATTGTGGATAAGTCAGGCGAACTCGTAGACTTTATCCCCAATAAGATACAACTCAAATACCTAGAGGAGGGGACGGGAAAAGACATTATCCTTAAAGCACGCCAACAGGGATTCTCAAGTTTAATTCTTGCTATCTTTACCGCCGACTTTATTCTAAAAGAAAACAGCCGAAGTGTAATCGTGGCTGATATAGCCGATAACGCGATGGAACTCTTAGATCGTGTGAAGCTCTATCTTGAGTCCTACGGAGAGAAAACAGGAGCACCTATCCCACTTAAGTATAATTCCAAGTACGAGCTTTACAATGAGACCAACAGGGCCCGGTATACCATAGGAACGGCAGACAAGACAGACTTCGGGCGATCTAAAACTATTACTAATTTACACTTATCCGAGTTTGCCTTTTACCGTGACGCAGAAAGACTACTGGCCGGGGTGATGCAAGCAGTGGTCCCCGAAGGAAGAGTGATTATTGAGACCACAGCTAACGGGTTTAACTTCTTTAAAAACTACTGGGATGATTCCGAGCGGGGAGAAACAGGATTCAAGCCTTTATTCTTTAAGGCGAGTGAGTTTTATGATCCAGAATTCCTAGCAGTTAAAAAGAGAGACCTAGGAAGACTCTATGTACAGGAGTATCCTGACAATTTCCTAGAGGCGTTTGTGACATCGGGCGAGAGCTACTTTGACAAAGCCAGTTTAGCTACTTACTTACAGGAGACATCAAGTGCTAAAGAGATATAGAAACCTAGACCACGGAGAGTTTATTGTCGTCGGGGTTGATACTGCCGCCGGGGGAACAGACTATTGTGCAGCTCAATTCCTCTCTAAGACCAAACTAGATGTTCCGATTGTCTATCACAAGCACACTCTAGCCACCGAGATGACTCCCACCCTACAACAAGAGCTAGAAAGAATCTATGACGTTACTCAGGTAGCGCCCGTGGTAGCCTACGAAAACAACAACGGAGGGATATTCGAGTTAGAGAGATTGGCTTCACTCAACCGACTCAACAAGTATAAGATCTTTACTATGCCTCAGTACGGAGCTATCCAGAACGGACAACCAACCAAGTTAGGATGGTCCACCAATACAGCAACCCGACCCAAAATGCTCACCGATCTCAAAGAGTGTATCGATGGGCATTTAATTAGACTCTACGACAAAAAAACAATAGAAGAAATGTTTTCATTCATTGTTGTGCAGGGGACTACTACTTGGAAAGCCCAGGCTGAACAGGGCGGACACGACGATTTGGTCATGAGTTTAGCTATAGCATGGCAGCTCTACCAGTCAGAACAAGCCCCACAAGCGATTTGGCGAGCACCAATTTCGGATATTAGCAATAAAAACTGGGGGATTGGACGATAATGAACTCACTGCCTACCATAGTCGAACCCCAAACCAACGATGAAAGGTTCCTACAGGTCCTCATGCAAGGCGACCCAGAACTGGCAAGAGTCTATGCGTATATCAGAGAGACCAACTTTAACACAGCCATTCTCCCTCCACTCATCAGAACTCTAAGTAACTTAGCTATGGGCACAGGGTTTGGGAAGGTGCAGATATTTATGGAGTCAAGGGTTATTACAGCCATTAAACCAGAAGAATCAAACAAGGTTAATTTGCCCGTAGTTGACGATTCGGTAGAAAGTGTATAATATAAACTAAATCAGTCCGAAACCTAGAAGGTAGAGACTCTCACAAATTATTGTGGGGGTCTTTTTTTGTACTATGAAGCAAGGATCGCTCTCAAAAGAAACATCAAGGGGAACAAAATCAGAGAGAACTTTATTCAAGGATGTTATCTCTCACTACGAACTAGCAAAACAAGATCTTGATGCTCGTATTCCAGACTGGGATAAGAAAGACGAACTATTCCGATCATTTATTGACGAATCCAAGTGGCCTTACAACTCGGTGGTGTTTGATCCCAGGGTATTTACCGCTATATTTGAGAAAACTGCGCGTCTAATGGCTAATAAGCCCCGTGGCCGCATGATCCCACGTGAGGGGGGCGATGCTATTGGAGCCAAGATCAACAACGAACTCCTATCTTTCCAATGGGACGAGAACGAACGAGTTGACGGGACCCCCATGCTGGCCAAGTGGGCCATGATGGACCAAAACGCACGCAAATACGGAGCATCATTCGCCTTAGTCAAGTGGCAATACCAGACTTGTAAGAAGAAAGTTGATGGTAAATACGTTACCAAGCCATTTTATGATGGTCCAGACTTCAAACCTCTTATTAACCGAGATGTCTTAGCTAATCCTTCATACTCAAGTGTTAAAGGTTGGTTCCAGTACAGAGATTATGTAACCCTAAAAGAACTTGAGTACACCAATGACTCAGCTAGGACCGAACCCGTATACAAAAACCTTGATCTACTTAAAGACGCTATCCACCAGGACGAGGCTAAGGGGTCTGACACCCGAGAATCTAACTGGATGTCTAAAAATAAGAACATCAAGTCGATTCCAGATCTATTGGGATCAGATACAACCAACAAAACTATTGAAGTGGTAACGGAATACTCAAACGAGAGATGGGTAACATTTGCCCCTAAGCACGGTGTAATTCTTAGAGACATCGCTAACCCCATGGATCACGGGCAAATCCCCGTAGTCATGCTTAAGTATTACCCAATTGATGATGATTTATATGGACTCTCAGAGATTGAGCCCGTAGAAAGACTTCAGAGAGCCATCAACGCCCTACTTAATCAATATCTAGACAACATCAACATTTCTCTTTACACACCCCTTAAGATTCGAGCAACAGGCGTACAGATGCACACCATCGAGTTTGGTCCAGGGAAGAAATGGATAATGAACGATCCAGCAACTGACGTAGTTCCTCATGTTTCCGCAGGCAACGGAGTCGCTGAGTTTGCCTCAACCTATAGATTCTTAGTCTCAGCTATGCAAGAAGCACTCGGAGAAACCTCGGCCGTTACTTCTGGAGCTATGCCTGGTGCGCCCGAAAAGACCGCAACAGAGATCAAATCATCTGATGTACAGCGCAACGCCCGGGACAACTATAACCAGATGTACTTAGCCGAAGCCCTCAAAAAGCAAATGTTGTTCTGGCACACAATGGATAGACAGTTCTTATTTTCAGACCCCTCAGCTCAACAGAAAGTAATCAGGATCGTGGGTAAAGAAGCGCTTCGCTACTTCCAGGGCGCAGGACTTGATCAGGAATCACTACAAGAGAACGAGGCCATGGCGATTGCCGAAGCTGGTGCTCCCGAAGTTGATGACCAGTTTAAGAGTCCAAACTTCCCGGTTGACCTGGACGGAATTACTGTTCCCAAGATGACAATGGATGACACGGGTGAGATGGGTACTCTAGTTCTCGAACCTGAAGATCTCATGGGTGAGTACGACTACATTCCAGATATTGAGTCTATGAGTCTCCCAAGCGATCAGGCTACAACCGCAGCCCAGAGGTCAATGGTAGAGTCCGCAGCCAGTCCAGAACACGCTCAAGCTCTCGCCATGGAAGGATACAAGATTAAACTCAAGGAACTAGAGGAAGACTACTACGAAAAACTAGGCCTTAAAGATGCGGATAAATACTATGAGAAGTTACCACAACAACCACAATTACCAGTACAAGGAGGTCAGAATGCAGCTCTCCCCCCAGGAAGAACTAGCCCTCAAGGACAGCCTGGAGTTCAAGGCGCTATGCCAAACCCAGGGATGGCTCAAGCTCCGCAAATGGCTTGAAGCTAAAAGGGACGAATCGTTCCCTATGGTGACTTCTTCTAGGAATCTAGAGGAGTTTACCTATGCAGCTCTAGCCTCATCTGCTCTAAAGCAGGGAATTGTGGAGGTGTTGCAGTATGTTGAGCAACAATCGAGCATGAGTGAAGAACTAATTAAAAAACAAAAGGCAGAGAAAGATACTTTCCGAGCCGTAACAGGAGGTTAAGTATGGCAGATACAATCCGCTATCGTTTTGTACCCCAGGGTTCCACTGACTACAGTGAAGATCAGCGCCAGGTTACTGACGAAGAAGGTTATGTGACTACGTTCGGCGACAATGAAGCCAAGGTGGTCCCCTTCCACGATTACAGCGTATCTTTAGCAGCTGGTGCCGTGATCGTTGATAACAGAGAGCAACCCGCAAGGATCTAATGAAAGTAAACCTGGAACCTCTCCCAGCCAGTACCGATGAGTACTGGAAAGAGGCGAACATTAACAAGCACGAACTATCTAAGCCAGAGGCTTGTGAGCACTACTTTGCTCGCACCTCTGGCACGGAAGTCAAATGTAATAAGTGCTCGATAGGGTTTATCATTACTCCAGACATAGAGCTGGTAGATGGACACCTGTTTAAGCACGGATCGAAAATGATTTAAAGAGGGGGGATTTTTAATCCCACGAAGAGGCAAACGACTTATCAGTCCCCGCCTCTTTAGATCAATTAGATCTAATGCCCTTGCTATGCGTGCAAGTAAAAAAGCGTCATATAAAAGGAGGACATC